GTCTGGAAATAAAAGACCGTACGCCCAGCCCTGCGCCCAACGTAGCTTTCCGGTTTTCTTGTTCACATAATCCATGTCGCGTTTGCAGAGACAGCCGATGCTGCGCGCCTCGGCGGGTTCGCGCGATGCCACGGACGCCGTCTCGATGGTGTGAACGTGGCCGAAAATCGAGTTGCCGTAAATCGCCGCGTGCAAGCGACACGCTCCGACGCCCGCGTGGAATCCGTGCAATACCGAGAGCTTGCCGAGTTCAAGCACCCCGAGATCGGAGTCATACGGTAGCATCTTCGCGCGGCATTTCTTTACCACCGCTTCCATCTGCTTAATGCCATCAGTAGCGTAATCACGAAGCATACCAGAGCAAGAGTTGCGAAATTCATAAAGTCGTTCGTCGTGATTGCCGCGCAGGAAATGATTGCTCGCGCCGCCGTCGAAGAAGCGACGAAGGAAATCGTTGCCCGCCTCCCAGTCGTCGGCCAGCGATGCGGCTTTCTCCTCGTCGCTCGCGCCCTTGCGTAAATTGCGGAAGTCGTAATTATCTCCTGCATGGATGCGATAAAATGGCTTCCACTCTTTCATGAACGACCAGAGCGCGCCGACGCTCGCCTCATCAGCCATGTCGCCATGATTGTCGCTGACTACGATGAAGCGTTGTGCGCCTTTAGACATCGAGTGCGTCGCTTAGGTCAATCGAGGTAAGACCACCTCCGGCAAGCAACGTCTCGGCCTTCGCTGCAACGTAGAGTTGAGCGAGGACTTGGTGGTCAGCGAGTGCGGCCGCTCCGAGATACTGCGTGAACTTCGCGCCGCTGAGTCTCAGCTTGGCGATGACTGGCACGAGGTAATCCGCACCGGCCTGCGCGTGTGCTGCGTCGAGGTAGAGCGCGAAGATCGCCGACGCCTCCAGCGTTGAACGGTCGTAGCGATACGACGTGAGGCGAATATAATTGCCAGAGATACCGGACGGCAGAGCGATTGTTTTTTGGAGAGCCATGTTAGTTGTATTCGGTGAAGTCGAGATTGAACCGATAATTGCCCGCACCAATGTTGCTTCCGTCCAACGTCGCCGCGCGAACGTAAGCAGTCGAGGAACTATTTGAGGCGTGGTCAAAATCGTAAGCGGCAATTAGGTTTGCATCGCTCGCGCAACCACCGACGCCGACGTCGGGCTTGGTCGAGAATCCGCGGTTGGAAATGTCTACCGAGAATGTCTCGGTTGGCGAACCGCCAGAAAGACTAGCGACGTGTGATGCTTGAAACACGGCGGCGACTTGGCGCACGCTCGATGCAGAGATCGCTCCGGTTTTAATGCCCTCGACACTAACGTCGTTTTTATTCTGCGCGCTGATGGTACCAGCTCCAAGAAAAGCGTTGTCAGCGGCCAAGCCGACATAAACCCAAGCCGACGCTACGCCGCTGCGATTGACTGCGCGCAAGAAAGTAAATCCGGTTGAAGGAGTCGCGGCATATAAACACATCGTGTTGGCCTTCGTTGAGACCAACGAGTTTGATCCGCCAGCTTCGCCAAACCAAGTGTAGTCCGTCGCGCTGCTGCTGTTCGTTGCGGTCGCTTTGATTTCGTAGTGATCAAAATCCGTCTCGGTGTTCGGAGTCCAAGATGCGCGCGTGCCGAAGTAGTATTCGCGCGTGCTCTCGATGAGCTTCGGCGTCACGCCAACTTTCGACAAACTTGATCCGCTCGGCGTAGCCGGTGCCGTCGAGTTGTTGGGCGCGGTCTGCGGAGTTCCATTGATGACAATGCCGCTTCCAATGCCGAACGCGCTGAACGCTTGAACGGCGATTTGATAAGTCACGTTCGGCGTCAGGTCGTCGATTGAGGAAGTGCCGTACTCGGTGCTTCGCTGGTCGGCAACAATCCAACCAGTAGTTCCATTCCTGCGATAAAGCAGATTCATGATCACGCATCGAGTCGTGAACGCTGGCATATTGACGACGATGCGCGCGAGCGTCGTGCCGTCGCCGCTCAAATAAGTTCCGGTCGTGTTTACCGTTGGCGCACTTGGGTCGGCTGGCGGCGTGCTGTCAGTTTGCCCAGCGGTCACGGCCACCGCGGTCGCGCTCGCTCCGGTGCTCTTTGCGCTTTGGTTCTCGCTGCGATCGTAGGCTGAAATCCAGTAATAGTAAACCGTGCCAAGCGTCAGATTAACGTCCACGAATCGGCTCGCGCGCGTCTCGGCAATCTTCGTCGCACCGCCGGAATCGTTGCTCGTGTTACGCCAAACGCCGTACTCGCCGAAGTCAGGTTCGGTGTTGTCGTCCCAGTCGAGCGATATGATTTGCCCAGTACCGGCGATGGCCGTGAGTCCGGTCGGTGTCGCTGGCGGCGTCGTGTCAGGCGCTACCGTGACCGAGCTAGTGACGTAGCTCGTGCTGATCTTGAAATAAGATTCGCCGAAGATTCGCACATCGTAGTTGGTGCCGATCTTCACGTCGGAGCTGATATAATCTTCCGTCTGCGCGCCTTCGACTCGGCTCCACGTCAGGTAGGTCGTGCTCGTGCTCGGTTTGTATTCGATGACGACGGCGCCACCTGATTGGATAAACTCCTCGGCTGGCGGCGTCCACTTTACTTTAATGCGCGGAACCGCGGTGCCGTCGGCTTGGATGAATTGCGTGGTGCCGTCTGCGGTCAGCGCGAGACTCGATGGCGCGCCGAGCGTGAACGGGTCGGGCAACGTCGTGTTTGGCGAGTCGGCAACATAAACCTCGTCGGACACCGTCCACGAGTAAACCGACGACGCGGTTTCGCGCAGAGTCATGTCAATGTAAAGCTGCGGCGGATTGCCGTCCGTAGCAAAGTGCCACTCCATCACCTCAAAAACCTTCGACGACCAACCGAGCTTTGCGTTGGTGATCATGACCGTATCGCCCGCGCGAACCTGCATTGCCTCTAGTCGGAATCGAGCCGTGAAAGTAATCTCCTCGCGCGCGCGGCGCAGCTCGATGACGGCCAAGCGTTGAGCGCAGGATGATGAGGTCGTGAACGGCAGCACAACGTCGCGGTAATAGCGCGTGTTGTTGTCGTTGGTAACGTAGGTCGCCGACGAGATCGTTGGGAAGTCCGACACTTGCCAGCCGTTGCTTTCGCTGACGTAAACGCCTTTCACCGAGTTCACGCGGTCGCGCGCGCTCGTGCGCGTTTGGATGTTCAGCGGGCCGACGAAGTGCTTTTCGGTGAGCGTCACCGTTGGGATGCGATAGCCGCCGGCGTAAGGAACTACTTTGCCGCCTGAGTAGGCGATGAGTCCGCCCATCGCCGAGAGGAGCTTTCCGATGTTCTCGTCTGGCGACGCGCTCGTTGCGATGACGCCGTTGCACTCATAGCGGTTTTCGTAAGTCGCTGGAACCGTGATTGGTTTTACCTCGACGTCCTCGTCGCAGATGTTCGCGGCTGCATTGATCGCGGTGACGTCGATCTCGGTCGCGTCCATGCCCATGCCGACAGCCGAGTCGGTGAGATAGTCACGCAAGCACAGCGCAGGATTGGCCGAGTAAGCCGTCGTGCTCGTGCGCGTATCGAGTACCTTCTTGCCTTTGATGACTGCCGAGATGTTCGGAATACCGCTCGGAAATTTCTCGGTGTCCCAAGTTAGGCGGACGTATAAGTAAGCGATGCCGCGCAGGCGATGATCAGAAGTCCACTTGCCGTCCGTCAGGCTGGCCGTGTCGTTGATTAGATCGGTGTCCGCCGTCTGATAGGATTCGCCAAGATGCTTATTCACGCGCGCGACGCCGTTATAAAATCCGGTCGGCGTATTGCTGACTAGCGGCACGAGATCGTCGTTGAAATAAACCTCCTCGATTTCCTCAATCTCGTGGCCGGCCAGAGCAATCACGATGTGCAAATACTCGTTTTTGCTTCCGGTCGTGGACATATAAACCACGGTGCCAGATGCGCGGCATCGACCATAAATAATGTTTCTCGCAGCGATTGGTGAGCGAACCATCTGCGAGCGTTGAGAGAGCGAGGCGTCGGTGTAGCTCGGAGCCTTTGGCGCGAGTAGCTTAGACGCGGCCATTGATGCTGCCGTGATAGCAACAAAGTTTAGCACGTATGTGATCGCTGTGGCGATTGCAACGCTGTTGAAAGCGTTCATGAGCGCGACCCAAACGAAAGGATTAGCAAAGACTGGCATGATTAGATTTTCCAGAAGCGCGTTTCCACGCCGTCGTTTAAGTTAGCAAATTGAAGTCCATCCTTGCCGACGAAAGCTGCCGTTGAACCAAGCATGATTCCCATCGTGTCGCCGTTGCCGCAATCGCGCACCGCAATGTCACCGCGCGCCGCGAATCCTTGGCTGATTGGCTTGAAGCCTAGAGGTTCCATGTGTGCTTGAATAGTTCCAATCAGTCCACCGTGTTTTTCCAGCACGCGCACGCCAGAAAGCGCACGGTCATAAGTGCCGCGCAAGGTCGCCGCTGGGTCGAGTCCGGTGCAAAGCTCAATCCAGTCGGCTCCGAATAAGCAGCAATCGTTCACGCCCCAAGCGAAAGGCTCGTTGCGTTTGCGGTCGATGTAGGCGGCGAGAGCTTCCGGCCAGTTGGCGCAGCGTGTCGGCATGGTTAATCGTAAGTTGTCGGGCCGTAATTGCCGCCACCGCTATCATCGACCGGAGCTGAAAACTTCGCGTTGCCCCAATAGATTTCCTTTTCTTGGATTGAGTTCACGAACTCCAAACCCTTGTCGCCCGAGTAAAGGTTTTTCTGCTCCTCGTCCGTGTATCTCACTTCGCGCGGACGCCGAAAATCCACGAGCTTGTTTTCGGCAGTCATGCCAATGGTCGCGTTCTGTCCATCGTCGTTGATCGACATGACGTCCATGCGACCGGAGAAGATCGTGATTGGAGTCGAGACAAGCGCGCCGCTGGAATCGAGTGCGCCAAACATTATCGAGCACGCCTTGCCTTGATAGTTCTCGCTGAGTGCGACGGCGATCAAAGCGGTCGGCACTCCTGAGAGTTGCATCGTAATACCGCGCGCAGCGAGGTCGGTCGTCTCCTCGACTGGAGAGATCGTGCCGAGCGTGCCAATTCCGAGATAGCCGGTGCCAGCGTAGGTGATCGTGCCGTAACCGCTCCAAAGATTCACCGGAGTTTCGAACGAGAGCGACGCGAGAATGATTGGAGAGAGTTGCGACGCGCTGACCTGCGTCGTCATGTCGTTGCTGAGAGAGCGACCTGCGGTGGTTATGCTCATTGCGCGACGTCCTCCATCACGTTGAACGACACGCCGTAAAACTTAGCTGTGTCGATGCTCCATTGCGTCGAAGGCTCGGCGAGGCGGAACACGCCCTTGGCGTTGTTGTAAGTGATCGCGGTGCCGCCCGCGTACGATGAGCGTAGGACTGGAAACACGTCCACCGATGACGACGAGTTGACTTGCACGATCTTGTAAAGCGAGGTCGAGATTTGAATCCAATCGCCCGCAGCGAACGAGCCAGTTGCACCGCTGATGCCTAGCGTCGTTCCGTTGGCCGTAGCTGAGGACACAGTGAGCGTGCCAGTCACGGTGCCGCGTGGCGTAGGGTTGGCAAAGTCTTGAAAATAGAACGTGCCGCGCTGGGCCATGAGCAAAAACGCGATGACTTGCTCGGCTGCCGTGCGCGTCATTGGCGGGCAATCCACGGTGCCAATCCAGCCTTGGCCTTGCCAGTTGTATTGCTGCACCTGCATCGTGAACGGCGAGACGTTGCGCGAGACTGCGCTGAGTCCGGTCAAGGACAGGCGCGAGGCTTCAAGCGCAGCAGGCGGCGTGAGTGGGTATGAAATAGCCATGAGATTAGGCGAAGGCTGAACGATACGCACCGCCACGGCGCACCATGTCTGGAATCTCGGCCTTGAGGCGACGACGTTCTTGCTCTAAGATCGGAGCGAGTTCGCTGCGCGTTACGCCTGCGGCGATGTTGTAGTTCACGTTGATCGACGAACCGGCGGAGCCGCCGCCTTGGTTCATGTTGGAGTTGGAAACGATGGAGCCGCTGGCGTGTGGCACGAATAGTTCTGGGCCGCGTTCGCCGACGACGTAAGGACTGTTGGCGGAGACTGGGCCGCCCATTGCGCGAGCACCAACCATAGTTTTAAGTGCACCAGAAATGCCAGCAGCAAGAGGCGCCGTAATAGTTTGTTGAAATACCATACGCAACAAATCACGAGCGATTCCTTTTACGACTTCTTGTAGTTTTTGTCCGCTTAGAATTGCGTCTTCAAAACCTTGAGCGATAATGTTGCCGGCGTCGTTAATCATTTGAAGTTCGCCGAGTGATTTTTTGAGACGTTCGGTCTCATCATTTGTGCTTCCAAGTGAATCAACAAATTTACGTTGCGCTTCTTCTGAGGCAGCAAAAACGTCAGCGGCTTCTCCGATTAAACGATTAAATGTTTCTTGATCTATTATTTCTGCCTGTAAAATTAAACTAAGTCTCTGACTTTCAGAAACAAATTTTTCAAGAGGAGTCATTACAGAAGCCTTTAATGATTCTCCGTGAGCAATTTGCTCGGCAGTCAATTTATCCATTGAAGCAGAAACAACATTCATTGTTTCTCCTAATTTCTGAACAGCAACTTGCGAAGCATTAACGCGCTCTTGCTGATTCGTAAAAGCCTCAGCAGATTTTTGAGCCGCTACAACTTGAGCAGCCATGTTTTCTTGAAACGATCTATTGTCTG